TATTAATGGGACGATGTCGATTATTACCACTGATAGTTGCATCAAGAGTAAATAAGATATGTTCTGGTTTACAGGTATAAGATGGTGTATGTAATGAAGTTTGTTGGGATGTAATATATTCCATGATTAAAACTAACTTAAGAAAGAAAGTAATAGAAAAATATTATTTTGCTTAATTGTTAAAATAAATCAATTTTAAACAATATTTTTATAATTTTTTGACTATAAAATTAAAAATAAAAATATATAATAGTGTAAATTACATTGAATTTCCATAACTATTAATATAATCCAAAGACCCTTTAAAGAATCCAATAGATGATTTAAGGAATTTATTAACATTATTTTTCTTTTTGTATTCATGTTGGTCTGATTTCATAATTAGTTTTGGTTTATGATCAATAATAACATATGCATCTGTATTTTCCGTTATAAGTGAATTACTTGTACTAATCAATGATGTACTAAATTCTTCCATAGAAAAGTTGGATGAATTAAAGTAATTTGAATCATAATTGCTTGTTTCAGTTATTAAATTTAAAGATGGTGAAAATGAAGTATTCATTGCATCTGCAATGTCTTGTTCTAAAATTTTGTCTTCAGAACTTCTTAAATCTAATTCATAAACTGGTTGTATACCTGATATTGGAATTGGTTTGGATGATGCTATTATCTCTGATTCTTGAATATTTTCTTCCATTCTCCGAATCATATCATTTATTGAATCAACAAGTTCTTCACCAACAGATTCACATGCTTTTTCAGAAGTGGAATCACAACTATAAAATATTTCATCATCTTCTATTATTTCTGGGTTAGTATCTTTAATTGATTTATGTTTATCATAAATATCATTAATATTTCTATTTTGGATAATATTACTTTCTACTTTTTCCTCAATAATCATTTTCATTTGTTCCATTTTCTCGTTTTCAATCGCACGTTGAGGAGGTGTTCCAACAACACAATAACCACTACTACTCTTATATGTAATTGATTGTAGTGTAGAAGGAACTGATTTATCCTTAAGTTTAAATCGTGCTTTCTCAGAGTCTGTTAGATGAGTAGATATGAATATTTTAGTATTTCGACGATATTGACTGATACTTGGTAAATCAGTTGAAAAATCATTATTGGTATCAAATGCTAATAGTTTATTATCTTCATCTGTTAGTAAATCTTTTTGAAGCCATTTATGTGTAAAGAATTCATCCCATTCAATACGTTTGTGTGGATTAGCTTGCAATAACGAGAATAATAATTCTTTGGCCTCACTTGATATGTTTAATGCCTTAGGTATTATAATATCATATTCATCAATCTTTTTAATTAGATCATTCATATGACTTGCGTAAAATGGCGGATATCCAGTTAACATTTCATAAAATATACAACCAACAGACCATAGATCTGCTTTAGTACTATAATCATTTACTCCTTTTGATTTTAAAATTTCAGGTGCCATATACAATGGGCTACCGCAAAATGTTTTAAGCATTAAATTTGTACTATTAACAACTTTTGCATAACCAAAATCAGTAAGTTTTAAATTACCTTCTTTTGAAACTAAAATATTTTGTGGTTTTAAGTCACGATGAATAATATTATTATCTTTAAGATACTTTAGTCCTAACATTAGTTGTTTCATATATTTTTGAACATGAACCTCTTGAATAGCCTTTCTTCTCTGAAATTTAGAAAAATCACCTTGTGGACAATACTCAATTATTATATAAATCGCACTTTTTTTATAATCAAGTACAACATCATATAATTCAATAATATTAGGATGTCTAATTCTCTTCATTAACTTAATTTCATTTTTTATGTTTCTTTTAATATCATGAAGATTCGGTTCCCTTATTTCTTTAACAGCAACTTCCTTTTTTGTACCTTTATGATAGCCTTTGAAAATAGTGCCAGAAGACCCTTTACCAATTGCTTTATCATAAAATATATAATTTCCTACTTCAAATGTTTCACTCTGTTTAGTATCATATAGGGTTGACATAATATAAGTTATATTGACATAATATTTTATTTTTAAACTTATCAATTTTATTATTCTCGATAAGCTTTTTTACAATTCTATATTAAGGAATCATCTACTGTATGCAATTCCTGAAAATCCACCTAAAATTCTATATAAATTAAATGGTATAGTATGAATTTTTACTTTTCCATTAAAAGGATTAAAACCAGTTAACTCTAACTGTATAGAATCAATACTATTAAAATTAACTAATCCATGATGATTAAAATCAATAAATTTTTGATTAGGAGTAAACGGCAAATATATCATGTTATTATTTATAGGTTGACATAAGTAATTAAGTTGAATATCATCTAATTCCGTATATGTTCTATCATTAAACTTTAAATGTAAACTTTTAATATTGTTAATTCTTGATTCAGTTTCAATGAATATACCCATTGTTGAATAATTATTATAATAAAAATTAATACTAGCTATGTGTGTATTAATAATGTTTTTCTCATCACATTGATAGTCTTTGATTAAATAACATTTTTCAAATTGGTCTATTTCTTGACGTGCTTCCTGAACTAAAGTAATATAATTTGATATTAATTTTATTTCATTAATATTATCAGTATTTGTTACTTCAATATAAAGTTTAACAGTATTAAAAAAAAGAGCAACCAATGGTATATGTTGTTGAATAAATGTCTCAAAATTTATTTTATATATCTTATTATTTCCTTTAATACTAATTGTGTTTGGATGAATTTGTTGTAAAAAATCCATATTGCATTTAAAAATTAAATATTCACCTATTTCTAATCTAATTTCTTTAATAACTGCATTGATATTGTTATCGTTATGTGCTTATTTGAATATATTCTGGTTTCCATAAATCACCATGTCTTGAAATTTCACATGAATAATTATTTCCAACTTTTCTAAAATCACTACAAAACAAATTATGTTCAAAGATAGTATTATTTGGATTAAAATTATAATTATAAATTATATTATTGTTAGAATTTCTTATTGTTTGACTAAGATTAGTTACACCACTTAATAAATTGGTTGAATATTGAGACATTGGTTTATTAAATAAAAGATTAATTAAATTATTAATATAGAGATGATCTTTATATTATTTTATGGTTGTTGTTGAGTAATTAAATATTAAAAAATATAAATTAAGGGCAATTAAAATTTAGTTTGAAAATACCAAACCTCCCATACCAGATATTATATTTGATGTGTCTATTATATCTATACAATTATCAATCAATACTTCTGGGTTATCTATATTAGTATCTGTGTTATCATCTTTATTAATAAATATATTATTACTGGTCCATGTTATTCTACAATGAGGACATGTTTTTGAATTTGCAAACCATTGTTCAATATATTCTTTAATAAATACTTTGGTACAACCGTTACATTCCATATATTCCATATCTGTTTCAATCTCTTCTAGTGAAATTACACAAAATTCATCACCTGTATAAATCTTATTAATTTTTGTCATTTGTATAGGTATAGACGTAGTTGAATACGTATTTATAATTCTAGGGGGTGGAGGTGGAGGAGGTGTAGTTCTAACATTTATTAAATTTGGTTGAAAAATGTTCATTAATTTATCGGTATTTATAATACCAACACTTAAAACATTAAATACTGATGTATGTACTTTAATTTTGCCACTAAAATTATTATAACCTTCAAATATATATTCAATCACATCTATACAATCTAGTTGTAAACCACCATTTATATTGAATTCTGTTAAAGACTCTCCTGGAATTAAGGATAAATAAAACATATTATCATTAATTTTATGTGTCAGTTGTTCTATTTGAATATCATCTAATTCAAATCTAGGATGTCCATTTAATTTAATTGTAAGATTTTTAATATTATTTATTCCTGAGTCAGTTTCAATGAAAAATCCTTTAGTATAACCAAACATTTTTGATATAAAAGAAACATATGGAGTATTAACGTTTGATTCTATGGTTCTATTTTCTTTAATTAATGAGTTTATTGCATCAATATTTGAAATAGTATTTCTAATAGTACTATCTAAATATGTATAGTCACTCATTAATTTAATATGTGATATATTTGTTTCATTGTGTAAATTAATATTAACTTTAAATGTAGATGTTATTCCTACATATCTAAAACTATTATTATTCATAAAATATTGCATATTTAATTTATAAACGATTTTGTTACCTCTAATTGTAACAAAATCAGGATAGAGTTGTTTCATAAAATCAATATCAATATCAAATATAGTATTAGTACTATTATAACCAATTGATATTGATTTTATTTTAATTTCAGTATCTCCATTTGATTGTTCAACACATATATATTCAGGATACCATATATCTCCAGAACGTGGAATATCTAAAGTTCTAATTAATCCAGTTCCTTGGAAATCATTATATAATGGTTCATGTGCAAAATTATTTTCATTACTTATTATTTGGGGTATTGTTGTTAATCCAGTTATTGAAGTTGGATCAAGAATAGAATTTCGAGCAACAATTTGCATTATTGCACCAGGCATAAATATTTATTTGAAAACTTAAACAAAAATATTAAAAATACTTTATATCACTAAAGTATTTTAATATATTTATTAAATTAAATTATTCTAATTCAGATATTTTATTAATATTAATACCAATTTGACTTGACAATTGATAAACAACTTCATCATTCTTATAATCATCCATATATATTATATTTTTTATACCAGCTGCAGCTAAAATTTTAAAGCAATTAATGCAGGGAAAGTGTGTTATATAACTGGTTCCATTAATAACTGAAACTCCTCTTTTAGCACAATCAGATATACAGTTTTGTTCTGCATGTACAGTGGCTTGTTCGTGTTCATCTTTAACAATACTTTTATGTGGTGTATCTGGTAAAAAACCATTATAACCAGTACTAATAATTCGATTGTCTTTAACAATAACACAACCTACATGTAATCTATCACAAGGTGACCTTGATGCACTAAGTTGAGCAATTGACATAAAGTAAGAGGTCCAATTAAGTCTTTTGTCCCATGATGATATAACTTTTTGTATTTGAATTATTGGCTCCATTTAAATATAATTAATAAAAATTGAACATTAAACCTGTTAATTCAATTTTAACATTTTTATTCTATTTTAGAGATGGATAGTAAGCTTACACTCGTTAAACCAAAAGCACTTGCCAAGGCACTTGAACAACTTGTTGCGTCAGGTCAAGGTGATGCCCTTGTTAAGATGGTTCATAACAATCGTAAAAGTATGAAGTTTCCAGTTGAAGGTATTAATATTCCAGGTAACGGACCTGTACCATATGATTATATTAAGAAAAACAATATTCATTTCTTTCGTTACCATGAAAAGAATCGTCATATTGTGATTGCTTATCAATTTGAAAGGGGTACCGGAAAAGAACATGTACGTTATGTTAAATACGGTGCTGTGATTCACCGTGATGAGATGAAGGATGGTAAACATGAGGTTTATGATAAACATGGTCATAAACGGACTGCTATTAATCGTCTAATGAATCATGGTATTACATGCGTATTACCATTTAGTAGTATGTACGCATTTAGGAGAGACCTCCGTAAGAATTTGGTTAAAAAAGGCTGTTGTAATAGAAATGCAACTAAGGGTTCATTTCAATTGGTAACTGAAAATACTACTGATTTGTCATTGACAACTAATGATAAATCAAAGTCATCTAAGTCAAAACCACGTAAGTCAGATGCACTAACCAATTTTGATGTAACTACATCGAAATAAATATTAATAAGATTATGTGTTTTAGTATGAAATATTAGATTTAATACTATTAAAAACTATAAAAAGTTAATAATCTTTTTTTTTAGAAATCAAAATTAATTGTCTTGCTTAAATCATATACTTTAACTGGATCTGGTAATCCAATACCTTCTTCATTTGAAACACATGTATATTTTTGGAGTTTTTCCAGGTCATGTTCCAAAAGAGCATCTATTGAATCTGAGAATTTTTTTTGGATTGTTTCAATAACACTAGATTCATTCTTTGTTAATTCCCTTTTAATTTCATCTTGTGTATTATTTAATGTTTTTTCAGGTTTCCTTATTTCTTTTTGTGTAAATGCTTCTTTAATAAATTGAGTATTATGATAAGATTTATATGTCAATAGAAAAATAATACCCAATAACCAACCCATCGATGGATAATTAAAATAAATAAAAATAACAGATAATACCATTAATAATTGACAATATTCGTTACCAAAGAATTTGAACATTTTTGGATAATAACTTAATATTAATAGATATATTGTCAAGATTGGAATAAAGTATTTAGTATATTTTTTAATATCATTCATTAATAATTACTTTACTTTAAATTAACAAAAAAATCCGAATTGTGAAATATATAAACTTTGAAGATAAAATCATGAATATTATTAAAAGTTTTAATAACTTTAGGATGGTATTTTAATTGAAATTAATATTTTTTGATATTTTTGGTTTGAATGTAGATTCTTTTTCTATTTATATAATAAGTCCTTAGTAACAAAAATAAATTATGTCATACTGTTCAATAGATGAAGCATTTGCCGATCCATTTATAAAAACCAAAAAAAATAAGAAAAGAAAAAATAAACATAATAATGAAGTAATTGAAAATTTTGAATGTTTAGATGGTAGTAACCAACTAAACATTTCCGATGAATACCAATATAAAGGTGATTTATCAAAACAACAAGAAAGTAGAGTTATTAATGCCAATTTAAATAATACAACTGAATTAATGCATCAAGATGAAAAAACATTTTATCCAAATATGTCTTTAGAATCAGAATATGCATTATTAACAGATGTTCATACCAATAAAAATCAAGGTTATAGACCTGCTAATCCATTTACAAAGTCATCTAATCCAGAATCAGATATGATGATTAATGATGGTATGTTTGAATCTTTTAACCAATCTGATAATATTATGGCATTGGAACATGATACTCTGAGAAATAATTTATTATCACCTCAAGAGGTAGTTAAAAATGAAATGATTTATCAAAATAATCAAGAAACACCAAAATCAAAAAAACAAGTTATTAATATTGACAAAATGGAACACTTATTAAATTCATATAAAAAATTAGAAATGAAATTAGATAGTATTATTAATAAATTAGATAAAATAGATGATGAATCATCAGAATCCAAAGAAAATATTCATGATATCATATTATTTGCGATATTTGGTATTTTCTTTATTTATATTTTGGATTCAGTATATAGAATTGGTAAAAAAACTATTTAATATCTATTATTAATTATTTTGTATAAACAAAATTAGTATTCTCTAATTTTATTATATCTTTGAAATTAGTATAAATATTTATAATATTTAAATCATTGAGAAACCGGAACGATTACCATTAGATACCATTGGTGAGTTAGGTCTATCTAATCCAAGCTCTCTATCAATATCACTTAATGAAATATCATTAAATTTTTTTCGTGAGTTAGGTTGATTATTATTAGTGTTATCATTAAAAAGACTTCTAAATCCCTCTTTTTTAATAGATGTATTATTTTTAGGTTTTCTATTGGAACCATTATTAAAAGAAAATGATTTAACATCATCATTTTTATACATATCAATTGTTTTGAAATCATTATTCATGGGTATTTTGGGTTCGTATTTTCGAGGATTAAAATCAACAAGGGTTCTATTTTCTCTAGTAAAACTTTGGTCAATTGGTTTATTATTTCTAGTGTTTAAAGTATTTTGATTATTAAGTCTATTAAAATTCATGTTATTATTCATATTATTATTCATATTATTATTCATATTATTATTCATATTATTATTCATATTATTATTCATATTATTAGATTGGTGTTTTATTTGTTTACGTGGGTCATATAGTTCGTCATTAAATATTTTATTAGATTTAACTTCTAATTCAGACAGACCATCATGATATAATCTATTATTAACATTATAGTTTTTAGTTTGATTTAATTGATGACTATTTGGATTGTGTATAGGCATCCTTGATGAAGTTGCAATATCTGCTAATGATTTTTTTTTGGGTTTATCATACCATGCTACAAATAAAATATTAGGTTCTGCAAATTCGACTTTGAATCCATCATCCATCAATTCTTTAATCATATAATATATACATTCTATTTGATTATATGCTGGTAACCCATACATATATGCCGGAACTTCAAAAAAACAACAACAAATATCACTTAATTTAGATATTGATTTAATTTTACTATGACATCTCATCAGAACTTTATTATATATTTCATTTCTGACAGAGGAACGTTTATCTTTTTCGCGGTGTAATTCATTTATATCTAAATGAGGCATCTTAATTTGGTTACAGAAAAATATTTTATTTATAATACTCAAAAAGATATTAAGACACATATTATATAAATTATTTGATTAGGTACGTTAGAAAATTATTAGAATTAGTTCTGAATAATATAAGTAATGAAAATTAAAAATTTAGTATTAAGTGGAGGTGGATTACGAGGATATTGTTATCTTTCATTATTAAAGGTAATGGAAGAAATGCCTGAAATCTTTGATTTAAAGAAAATAGCAGGAACTTCTGTGGGAGCCATATTTGCAACATTTATATCTATTGGAGTAACATATCAAGAATTACAAGAACAATTATCAGAAAAGGACACAAATGATTTTAAACATATTAAACTGGAAAATATTATAAATTTTATGGAACGATTTGGTATTGATGATGGACATTTTTTTATTGATTTTGTAGCTCATTTTGTGAGTCAGAAATTTAATAATACTGAGATAACTTTAGGAGAAATATATCAAGAAACAGGAATTGAATTACAATTAACGGGAACATGTCTAAATACTAGACAACCTGTTTATTTTAGTCATAATAATTATCCAGATATGCCTCTATTATTAGCTGTTCGTATATCTATTTCGATACCATTTTATTTTATTCCAATCTATTTCCAAAATAAATTATACGTAGATGGTGGAGTGGTTGATAATTTTCCAGTTCAACTTTTTGAAGACGAATTAGAACAAACCTTAGCTATCTACTTATTAGATGATAGAGAAATAAGTGAAAATGTTGATAACTTTGAAGATTATGCTTATGCTATATTCTTTGCTAGTAATAACAAAAGAGAATTAACTAAACTTCAAAAATATAAACCATATTGTTTAGATATACCACTAAAGGATGTTGGTGTATATGCAAATAGTTTAAATAAAAAAACTAGAGATGAATGGGAAGATATAGGATATAATTTATTAAAGATATATATTAAAAAACGTGAATTATATCCACCAACACCATATAGTGAATATTTAGAATTAGAACAGAAAGATATATGTAAATCAAAAAATAAAATAGACAATAACTTAGATAAAGACACACTTGATCAGATAAAGAAAGAGATATACACAGATATTGAAAAAAATATTGATATGATTATTACTAAAAAAGTAAACAATTTTAAAAAAATTGAGAATTAATGATTCATAAATACATAAATATTTATAACATATAATAACAATGAAATATTCACAAAATAAAGATATAGAATCGTTGAACCGAATTAATCTTGTTAAAACTACTTTAAAAAGTAATGATATAGATGAACTGATTTTAAAAATAAACCAATTTAATTTATCAAAATTCAAGAATTTACCATATGAAATACAATTATTAGTCTCTTCATTTTACACAAAAATGAATTTGCAAAGAAAAGACAACTTTGCAGTAGATATAATAAATGATAATAAAGCATATGTACAAAAATATTTAGTAACAAAATTAAATATTTTTAATATTAAATATGATATATCTACAATGTATAGCCATAGAAACTTCGAAATGTTTTCTGCAATCTTATTTTATGAGTTACCAGAGAATGTTGAATTAGAATTGATTACATATGATAAACAAAAAGATAAAAAGATATTTGGTATATTTCAAAAATATAATTATATAGAAACATCTAAAACACAAGTTAAAAAAAATATGTTTTATTTAATACCTAATCGTATGTATTATAATTTTAGGAATAAGAAACCATTAAATAATAAAAATTCTATAAAAATATTATGGATGAATATTGAGTGTGATTACACTTTATAATTACTTATTATAATATTTTTTATACAATTAGAGTTCATTAGTCATGTTATTAATGTATGCTTTAACACCTTGAATACTTCTATCACCATCAAATTCAACTACATTACCTTTTGTTAAACATTTAACAGTTGGAAATCCTTGAATATCATAAGATTTAGCTAAATCAGCTTCTTCGTCACAATTGACATCTACTAAGTTAACCTTGACATCATTAATTGTTTTACCGTCAAGTTGTTTCTTTGCTTTTTCCCATTCTGGTTTGAATGTTTTACAGTGTCCACACCAAGGAGCATAGAATAAGACAAGTTTCATAGCTTTATCTTCATGAACAGTTAAGTCATTGTTGTCAAAAGTTTCATTAGTGTTACTTTGTTGCATGTAAAAATATACACCAACTAATCCAAGAATTACCACAGCAACAATAATCCATGTTGCAGATGTCATTCCTTTTCTAGAGTTATTTCTTCTAGTATTATTTTTGTTATTATTACGAGATACGTTATTATTATTATTATTTCTGGCCATTTATGGTTATAATTTATAAATAGAAAAAAAATGTTAATAATCTTTTTTTAAATTTTTAAATGTTTTCTGATTAAGACGCATATTTACGTGTCCATTCTTCAGCAGTTTCATTAAATTTTGTTTTATCATTCTTATAGACACGTGCTACAGCTCCATCAAGAGGATCATCTGGATTTGGATCTGTTAACAGTGAGCTAATAGAAAGTAACATCTTAGAGATAGTTAAGACTGGTGTCCATTTTGAACCAAGAATATCAAGACAAATACTACCTTTACTACTAACATTCGGATGATAAATTTGTGTTTCAAATTGGGTTTTTGGTGGTTTAAATGGATAATTACTTGGGATAGTAATTGTTAGTTTAAAAATACCTCCTTGATATGGTGAACCAGATGGACCAATAATGGTAGCTGTCCATTCAAAATAATCACTTTCATTTTTAGGACCAGCTGAAATTCCAGGGATTGGTTCCTTATTCATGTCACGAAGTTCACGTTGAATACGTTTTACTGCTGCCATATTAACTGATAAAAAGCTATGCAAAAATATAAATTGGGATCATATTTAAAATGCTTTCAATTTTTTTAATATTAAAAATATAGTTGTTTTATGAATATCTTCTATATTTTTAATAATTTTTATAAAATTGATTGTTTATCAATATTTATAATTGATACATTTTTATTTTACAATGAATTTTATATATCTTTTATTGGTAACTGTTGTATTATTTTCTAGCTCTATTAAAGCAAATTCAAATAATACATGTGATTATATTTTCACAATTATTGGTGGTTCAACTGCTGCCAATACAGGTGCTAAAATGAATTTCACAGAAACAAAAAATGTTTTAATGTGGAATAATACAGCATCGGATTGGCAAAATGCAACATATCCACTTTTGGGTTCATATGGTTCTGGATCATCTCCATGGTTACTTTTTGCAAGGAATGTGTCTGTTGCTAATAACAATGCAAAGGTATGTTTAATTGGAAATGCTCATAGTGCAACTATTGTATCTGACTACTATAATGGTAAATATACAAATAAACTAGAAAATGCTTATCGTGTTATGAGCATTTATCCAGATGCACAAAAATATGTATTGTGTATGTTAGGTGAAGAAAATGCAAATTATAAGTATTATAATTCTTATTATTATAATAATATGAAGAAAGTTATTGAACTTGGAACAGAATTTGGTATTACTTGGTTTATATCACAAACAAGTTATAATCCATGGAATGCATATTATCTTGAAAACAAGATTCGTGATGCACAGTATGATATTATACATAATATTCAATTAAGTAATGTTTATGCTGGTCCAAATACTGATTCCCTATGTAATGATTACCGTTATAATAGTATTTATTTTAATGAACGTGGTATTGATACCTTAGTAACATATTGGTTTAAATCATTTAATAATAAAAGTCATAACTTTTATCCCAATAATAGTCATTGTGATTATCATTTTCTTAGTGCTATTGCTAAAATTGCAGTACTTATATTTATGATTGCAGTTATCAGTGGAATGCTTGCAGTTCCATTAATGTGTTTCTATTGTATTAAACAAAATCGCTATGACGATAAAGTTTACTATTATATTAATAGTGTAAATAATAAAGAAAGGACAAGTCTATTATATGAAGATAAGTTCTAAGTTATTTAAAATCAAATAACTATTATTTAGTTATTAATTTTCTTTTAAAAAAATAATAAAAAAGGTTTAATCTAACATACAACCTGAAAATTTAGATATATTTTTATATTTCGTATTTTGTTTTTCACCGTTCCTAAAGTGTTCTTTTATATTTGATTTAGGTGATTTTTTTCTTTTTTTTTTCTTTTGAGGTACCTTTATAATGGTAAAGTCTTCTTCTGAATCAGAGTTTAAAATCATACATTTTCCATTTGATAATGAGTTATTACTGTTATTTGAATTCAAATCAGTAGTTTGATTAACTAATAAATCTATTGCTTGATAGTCATTCATTGGTTTTGATGATTTTAAGTATTTATCTAATTCTTGTTTATGTTCCCTAAAATATTCAACATCACTCCAGAAAGATTTAATTTTAGGTATAATATCCTCAAAAAAAACTCTATCCCTTTTAACTAAAACAACATTACTGTATTCCATAACCCAATATGATATTTTATGTAAAATATAGTTAGGGTCTTCTTCATCTAATTCTTGAATTTTATCTGTAATCCAATCTTCTAATTCTTGTTCAGGTAATCCAATTTCACTATACTCATAATTTGTTTTTTCTCTTTCATTTGAAAATGAATATTCAATAACCGCACCATATTCATCTGGTATAAAACTATGATTACAAATGATTTTAATATGTTCTTTCATTTCCTCAAATGATAAGAAGTCAACAATTTTACATTCTAAGAAATCACAATAATCTAAATCACATACTTCCAATTGAACCTGCATTTGATGATAGTAAGCATCTGGAATAATACCTGTAATTTGTCTAGAATAAGGACACTTAATTTCCAACATACGAGCAGTATAATTTGGATTTTGTAGACTATAATCACAAATACCATCTGGAGATGCAGCTAAATGATCAATATATTTATGTGGTAAACATCCATATTCTAATACTTTAACTTTGTTTCTTCTCTCATAAGTTGAAGTGGCAACTTGTTCATATTTAATACCATGTAATATAGCAGCACCGCTTAAATTTTTAGTATTTGTATCACATTTCTTTTTAATTTCTTGATAATAACAACTATTACCTTTTAATCCATTAATGTTACCAATACTACTAGCTGTGATATTTTCGCGTCTGAACTGATACCATTCAGGTGAACGTTGTTCATGTTTAGGTATATTATCTAGATGTTTAATTTGTTGTAATAAGTTTTTAATATCCAATTCATCATATTCCGGTGATTTAACTTTAAGATTACATTGCTTAATCTTGTCAAATTCTTTATCAAAATTAAGTCTTATTTTATCGACTCTATGCATTGTTCCAAATATTTGTTTTATAAAGTTTTTGAATTCTGTTTTCATAATATCATCATTATCAAGTTTAAATTCATTTATTGTAGTTTGAACTAAATATTCCAAATCTGTTTTTGGAGAAATTTTTTTGTACATATTATTATTTAATGAAAACTTTTTATGTATTTTATTTTAGTCTTCTAGTCATATTTTTCTTGTAAAATTACTGTTATCTAAAAATCTTAAAAAAACCAATTTTTAGACATATATAAAGTTATTATATTTTGCGATTTGTTATACTCTTTTTTTTCTTGTTTATTAATTAATTACATTTATAATATGAAAATACTCTATGTAACCAGTTTTTCAAAACCATTATATAGTGCATCTGGACATTTATTACTTCAAACATTTATTAAACAAAATATTGGAGATTTATTAGTAGCATATGAATCATTTGATTTTCCAAAAATAGCTAATAATCTAAAATATGAAGCATTAAAACATACAAATATTATGGAATATTCATTTTTAAAAGAATGGTTAAATAATAATAAAAAATATATTCCTACTTTTTTTAATGGGTCAGCTATTGACCCATCTATAGCTCTAATGCCAAACATGGATAAGAATATGCAAAAAAAAATATTTACATATTGGAATAAAAAAGCTTCATTATGGTTTCGTAAGGTAGCTGCTTTACACTATGCAGTTTCAATGTATTCAAAAGATTATGATGCTATTATTTGGATTGATTGTGATTGTATATTTAAGGAGAAAATTCCAGAGATCACATTTCAAAAAATGTTTGATAGATTTGATGTTTTTTATCATCAAGGTCAATATAGAAATAATAAAGATTTTGGATTTGAAACTGGTTTTATTGGATTCAAATCTGGAAATGGTTATGAGGTTATTGATATGGTCTCTAAATTCTATAATACACAAAACTATTTAAAATTAAAGAGATGGGATGATGGATATGTATTTAAAATAATTATCGAAGGATTAATCAAAAATAATAAGATTAATGCAATTGATTTAGTAAATAATAATAATAAAAACGGTAAAAGATTAGATGCAATTAACAAAGGAATATTTGAGAAATATATTATTCATAATAAAGGTATTCATAAAACTTTAAAACACATGGGATTTAATAATAAAAAATTGAAGTGAATAATGATCTATTTTTTAAAATATTTTTATTACTTATAATGTTTAATATATTTAATGATTTAACCAATGTATCTAATCTCGTTGGAACTGGATTAGTTGTCATAAGTGGTGGTATTGCTGTATCACAGTACATTTTACCATATATTGATATTAGTTTAGAAACTTTATCATATGCAGTTAATGTACCAATGCTTTTAAATAAATTTTGGGTTCCATACTTTTATCAGATGTCTGATGAAAGTACTTTCTCATTATCTTTACCAAGTCAAATTTTACTCCCATTAACAGTGATTTATTCATTTGAAAATGCTGGAATTAATATAGAAAAATATAGTACTCAAATTTTTGGACTAACTACATTATTCTGGACAATGCAAACAATTATATATGAAAGCAAATTTATTGCTACTTTAAGCGTTATGTCCTTTTTGGGTCTACTTGGTTCTGGTATTAATATTTCATGGAGAACTATTGAAATTGGAGTTAAAAATGATTCCTTATATACCACTTTTATTGGTGCTGGATTGATGGTTGTATTATACAGATATCTTGATCTTAATAGTTTATTACCTTCAAAATACTTAGATTTATATAGAGTTGGTATATATAGTATTGCTATGTTTTATCATTATATCGCTGGTATTATATTATCGTCTAGATATTATCATGGTTGTTTTAATTTTAAATATCTCATTACTAATCTAATTGTTGCAAGTACATTATTTACAGGTTATGCATCAAAAGCATCTAATATTTCTAATACTGGAACTGTTGTTGGTTTTATGTATTTAATTGAAAAGTATTATGATATTCCATGGAATAATTATATTCATTTAGCCAGCTTTAGTTTGGGTCTTGGATTATTATGTATGCCAGTCTATATGAGAGAAATACTAAACTATAGTTTTATGGGTATCCAAAACTATTAATTTCTATAAAGTAACTGGAAAAATATTTTAATAATGGATCCATTCTAATAAAAATTCAAAACAAGATAGAAATAAGTTTTCCAGTTGTTTATTTTCAATACTATTCTGGATATCTTATTTATTTT